AGCGCCCGCCCGGCCTCGGTCGCCAGAAAGTTGCCCTCGGCAAACTCATAGCGCCCCGTCGCCAGGGTTCCGATGCTGGCCCAGGCCCCGCCAATCAGCTTGTACAGGTCAGACGTGGCGCCGTTCTTGCGGATCGCGTAATGCTCGTCCTTGAACGTACACACGCCCAGTATCGGCCCGGTCCCTGGCAAGGTGTCGCCCAGCTTGGTGTAGCCACTGATTCGACGGTAACCCCCGGTCACAGGGCATTCGTAGTTCACAGCGAACAAACATTGTCCTGGCTTGGCCTGTCGGGGCGGTGTCATCAGATCAATGCCGCCGCCCAGGCCGACATACGCGGTCCGGTTCATGCCAGGCTCGGGGGGAGTTCGACGCGCGGTAGCTGGGATTCCATCAGAAGGATCTCCATTTTCACAGCGTTACGGCCGGCCTGTTGCGCGACTTCTTGCGCATTTTCGTACAGGGCGTACTGCATCATGGCCCGGTACACCACGCACAAATGGAAACGCGAGGGCATACGCGGTTGATCCGCGTTATTGACCAGCTCTTGCGGGGTGCGCCAATACTCAAACGTCAAGTTGCCCGCGTTCGCAGGGGGTGCATTCAAGTGCAGCACTCCATCCGGCGCAATGGCCACGCGACCAAAGGTGCCCGCCACGTCCTTTTCCAGCTCATACCAAGGCACTACCTCGATTCTTTCGCCTGCAAACTGCAGTGTTTCCGACTCCCACACATCAAAGTCGGACGGCAGCGAATACTCGGTGTCCAAAGCTGTCAGCTCAACCTCGCCCCGAGCCCAATCAAACGCCCAACGTCGCTCGTTCTGCAGCTCGCGCCATGCCGTTGCTGTCCAGCCGACAAAGCGGGCGTACTCCCCGGACTGACTGACCACGTTCGCAGGTCCATTACCTGCAGCGCCCACTTCCTGGCGCAAGCGTTGGCAAAGCTCCAAGAATGTCATCAGTTAAACCTCGCCGGTGACTTCGCGGACGATCTGGAACGGGTAGCTCTGAACTTCCGTCATGTTCATTTCTGAGTCGTAGTGGCGCTGCATGGCGCACCTCAGATTTTCTACAATAGACTCCGACACGATGACTTTTTGACCGCGTTTGATAACGAAGCTCTTACCATTCACACCGCCCTGAACCGGCTGCTTGTCCTGCTCATGGGTGGAAATGATGATCTCGAACTGCCGCTCTTTGGCGTTGCCGGTAATAACGGGAGCCGCTTTTGATAGAGCCACCGGTTCGTTACCCAAGGCTGCGTTAATTTTCTTTCGCAAGTTTTCAGTGCCGATCTTGTCTGGATAGTCCACCCCAAGGGTTTGGGCCATATCTACCAGCTCTGCACGGCTCATTGCTTCAGTATTGATGTCACTCATGACTGCGTACCTTCGATCAGACAAAGAAAACCCCGGCAGGTGCCGGGGCTGTTGGGGTTGCTGGCTTACAGAGCAGAAGCAGCTGTCTCGATCCTAGCTTGCCATCCCTCGTTAAGAATCTTCGCAACGTAGTAAGCCTTCCAAGCCACAGATCCACGTTGGCCCAGCGGGTCACCACCGCGGGGTGTGCTTGGGTTCAGTACCATCGGCGTGATTGCGCCGGCGCCCTTGAGCGGGATCAAACCGTAAGACTCTTTACCGATAATGACGATGGGGTACACGTCAGAGCTTGTGCCATCGGTTGAGATTGTGCCGTTGGTGGATGCGGTACCGCCGGCACTGGCAAAGCTGTCCAACACCGGGCTCAGGCAGTAACGCACGTCTTCTACCTTACCGATTTCATACGGCAAAGCCGCCATGGTTCCGTACTTCTCAGTAGGAGTGAAGCCGGGAATGTCGCGAATGTCCGCTTCCAGGTCTGTGTGCGCAAACGCGATGAACGCGGCCGCGACAGGCTCGGTTGAGTAGTTCGGAGAAGCACCGACCATGCTGGTGATCTTCTTGGCACGATTGCCTTTAAGTGACCGAGTGACGGCGCGCTGCTTGGCCAGGCCATAGACAGAGTTAACAGCACTGCGCTGGCTGCCATTTGCGAAAAACACGTTAGTGCCCGCACGAATCGCGCCCCAGGTTGCATACTCAATGGTTTCGGCGGCTTGCTCGCCGCACAACATTGACGCATCGGCAAGAACGGGATCTTCCGCCAAATCTGCAATAACGTCCGTGATTTCAGTCCAGGCGCCCCACTGCTTAATCTGAACAGTCACGTCTTCGTAGACCATTTGCTGAGCTGATGGTGTAACGCCTTCGCTCAGGACTGAAGTGATGTTTGTGAAGGGAACGGGCCGGCGAAACTTAACCGTATCCGCCTTGTTTTTGGGCAGAGGCTTGGACTGTCCGAATTTTGACAGAATAAGAATTGGCTCTGCGTGAGAGAGCATTTCAGCCGCTGCGTATGCTGCAGTACGCTGGGAAATATCGCCGTAGGTGGTGATAGGCATTGTGTCTTAACTCCAATCAAATTTTTGAGTTACCGCGCTTTCTTTTTCGCGGCGTAGTGTTCAAAGGCCGCGTCAAACTCTTCTGGCGCTCCGCTGCGCGACGCCGCTCCACGGCGGCTGACGGTTTGGGCGTTCGCCAGTCGGGCTTTTCGCTTGTCGTGCTTTTGGGCACGGCTGTTTTCGTCACTCGCGGCGTTCGTTGCCTTGTAAAAATCCAGTAGTGCGGACGCATCGTCGGCGCTGTCGGACTCTTTGAGGGCTTGAATGCTGGAGTTCTGAGTGTTTAGCCATGAATCAAATTCGGGCGCATTGACCACTTCTCGCCAATCGGCATGCCGGCCTTCTAAGCGGGCATACTCGGACTGAAGTTGTTGCTGATGGGCCTGTTCTTGCATGGGCTGCACAGCGGATCGCAGTTCTGCGATGTCCTGCTTTAATTGCGCTTGCGTCTGCTGGTCTGCCTTGAGACGAGATTCGAAAGCGCGGGCCATATCCGGGAAATCTTCTTTAAACTCTTTCCAATCATCGGCTCCGACTGAATCGGCCATATCCTGGCGCTGATCGCCGTCGCCTTGGGCTTTACCCTCCTGTGCTGCGGGTTTTTCTTGCGCTGCGGGTTTTGCAGCCTGTGGTTCTAGCGCTTTGCGCTGGTGTTCGTTGATCTGCCGCTGATACGCGCCAAGGCGGCCGCGCTGGGATGCGTCAGAGTGCCGTAGTCGCTCGTTTTCGGTTTCAAGGGCTTTGAGTCTTTCGGACAGATCGCCATGTTGATCGTCTGGTGCCGCGTCGTCGTCCGGTTCCGCGTTGCGGTCGTACTCGTCGCGATCATCGGCGGGTGTCGATGATTTTGAATATTCCGCAAAGGCGGTTTCAAAATCCTGATCGTCGCCGGCGATGGAGTCATCATCCTGCGGCTTGTTCAGCGGCTGGTCTGTCATAGCGGTTCTCCCGAACGGCTGGTGTGAGTGCCCTTGTGGGCGTGTCTGCGGTTAGCCTGCTGGGCCTTCCGATTCGCTCAAGCGCTGGCGAAGCAAGTAGCCTTCCAGTGCCCATATCTTGTTCATGGCAGCCTCGCGGGCGTAATACTCGCCGGTGGCTGCTTTAAAGTTTTCAGGAAACGCACATGCAGCTTCGCCTGTGACTGTAAAGCCGTTAGCCATTGTCAGGCAGCACACGGTTAGCGTAGTGCTTGGGAAAACGTGGTACTTCTCATCGACTACCTTGGCGGCAATGCCTTCCTTGGTGACCGTGTTGATCGTTGGCAAGACAGGTACAGGTATATGCTTCATGGCGTTGTTCTCTCGGTTCTGTGTGGTTAGTAACTTGGCGTCGGCTGGTTGCCCGCCAGTTCTTCGCTGGCGTGTGCCAGTAAATCGTCAATCAAGCGGATCTCTCCGCGTAATTTGTCATCTTTAGCTGAGCCATTAATCAAGGACAGGACGCTGTTTTCTCGGCGATCCTGCAGCCACTGCTCAATGTCCCGCCAAGTATCGGCGTGTTTATCAATGGCCATCAGTAGCTATCAAACCCCATTTTTTGATTCTCCTGCCGAGCCAGGCGATCATTTTGCTTTTCACTGAGTTCTGCGGCCTTTTGATCTCGATCCGCTTGGATTTTGGCGGCGGTTTGTCGCATCTGCACCTCCAGGCTCTGGCTTTCAAGGCCCACTTTGGCCTCAAGCTCTGCCATGGTGATACCTTCTTTCAAGGCGAGCCCTGCGCGCTGGTGCTCCTGTTCACTCTGTAGCTGGGCAGCCTTGTATTCCCGCTCCCATTCTTTGTGATCCAGCTCTGCTTCCAGTCGCTTACCGGCGAACTCGTGCTCTTCTTGCTTGAGCTTCATCTCAAACATGGCCATTTTTTCTTCAACGCTTGGCCCTTCGCCTTCCTCGGCTTCCCGCGTCTTGATTTCTTCATCCGTGTACGTGACCGTATCGACCTGCACTTGCATCGTTCGTAAGATCTCGCGATAAAGTCCGGCCCAGTTGGTCAGCTTGGCGAATATTGGGTTCTGTGCCGCGACCTGGGACAGCATCATCAGCTTTTCCTGCTGCTCTTCGCGGGCAATCAGCACCGACGTGCCGCGAGCAACAATGTCGAAGTCGCCTTTTATTTCGGGGCGATCGGTGTACATCATGTGGTAGTCGTAGAAGCGGCGAACGGTAGGCGCGGTGACGCCGTCGTCAAAATTCTTGACCGCGGACCGCAGTACGATGTTGGAGTTGTTCATCAGCATTTGCATGCCGCCAAACGTTTTCCCGCCGGGCCCAGCGCCCATACCCTCACCTTGCAGCAAAATCGGCAGGTTGGTTTCGGTATCGGCCAACTTCTGAGCAGCTTCGAAGATTGCGAACAGCCCAGCCTGATTGTTTTGAATCTGGTAGACCTGGAAGACGCTGCCCACAGGCTCATCCCCGGTGTCTTGCCACACTTTGTTAGGCCGGAGTGCCCAGTTTCCGTCTTGGGGCACCACGCCGCGCTTTTTCATCACGATCTGCGGACCGGCCGACACTGCAGCGTTGTCCATCATCATCCGCCACGAGGCGTTAACCACTTTCTGTGGCTGGCGCATCAGGTACGGGATACCAAAACCGAATATGCTG